TCTCTTTGTTGTGTCTATTAAAGAAATCAATTGCTTTTTGTTGTTCTGGGGTCAACTTTGACCCAGCTTTGATATCTTCATAGTATTTGGACTTTTGCCCGTCCAGGTGGGCTTTAGCCTCGGCAACTTGCTCTTTTAAGGCTATTTTCTTTTTTCTTATAGTTCTCTCGTCGTCAACATCTTCATCTACACCAAAATTATCTTCTAGTAAGAAGCTTCTTTCTTCTGGTGACAAATGAGATTTTGTTGTACGATAGTATTCGTCTAGTACATCAGAGTCATCTAGCTTCGAAACGTCTCTACTTAAGTTTACGTAGTCTCTCATGTCTCCACCTGTTTCTGCCATAAAGCTTAAAAGCTTTTCTACGTTTTCAGGTAAAGATTTTCCAGTATTTTCACTTTCTACTATAACTTGCTCTACTTCTTTTTTAGCTTTTAATACCTCTTCAGTAGTTATTTCTTGTAGAATAGGTGTATCATCTTGTTTTGGTTCTTCAACCTTAGGTTCTTCATTTATAACAACGATGTCTTCTTTTACTGGTTGTTCTTTGATTTCTTCAGTTTTTTCAACTGGAGGTTTAGATAAGTCAACCTTGATCATATCATCAATAGGTTTTTTTACCTTAGGCATTTTAACCTTAGTAACTTTAGTTTTTTCAGTAGTTTCTTCTACTTTTTTGTTTTCTTCTGCCATAATAAAATTTTATAAAATATTAAAAATAAGGACTATAGCCCGCTAAGACCAGCTCCTCCTGTAATTATATCATTACCTGATGATTCAAAGTTATTAACTAAACCACCCTGTTTTTTATCTTCTAATCTAGCCTTGTGCATAGCTTCTTTATCAGATCTTTGGTCTTTCCTATCTTCTTTCATTGAATCCATTTCTTTAGATAGTTTTTCATCTTGACCTTTTAATTTGTTATTTAACTCAAATTCAAGTACCATTAATTCTTTTTTAACTTGGGCTTCTCTTTGTAGGTATTGAATCTTTAAAGCATTCTTTGTTTTCTCTAAACCTTCTTCAACTTCAATCTTAGCTTGGTTTTTTGCTATTTCAGCTTGAGCAGCTGCTTGTTGTTGTTGTGCGTTAGCTTGCGCTTGAGCTTGGATGTTCTGCTGTTGCATTGCTTGGTCTCTTTCCATCTTCTTTCTTCTCTTTACTTTGAGAAGTTGATTAGCTAGCTTTATGTTTCTAGTCTCACGAAGATCAATAGCATCGTCTAGATCTATCATTTTTTGAGCAATAGCAACTTGTATGTTGTTTTCTAATGTAGCTTTTTCTTCTTCATCTGGTAATAACTCTATAAATATACCAAAGTCGTAAAGATGTAAATCTTTCATTTCTGACAATGTAGCAACGTTGTGAGCACCAATAGCTCTTATAAAAGCCTCTCTTGTTGGAGAGTATTCTATTATATCAGCTATTCTTAAAGATAAGCATTCCGCTGACTGAGCCGTTAGATACAACATTGATTGCAATATGTGCCTTGTTGCTGTATTTGAGTTTGCCGCTGCTAGCTTTTGAACACCAACTAAAGCATTAGCATCTGGTACGCTACCATCCCTTGCTTCGTTTAATCCAGTTGTGTCTCTTATCATTTGTAGATAGTAGTTGTAAGTTGCAATTAACGTTTGCATTTTTCCACCACTAACACCATTTTGAATTTGTTGTATTGGAATTTTACCTGGGTTCTGATCACCATCAGAAGTAAAACTTCTACCTAACACAGAACCGGTCTGGAAGAACATATTTAAGGCTTCTTGCGGATTGTAATTTGTTCCGTTACCTAAATCAACCTCTGCTAGACCATCAACATCAAGATATACTCCATCGGGAACCATTCTTGCCATTATTTGTTGTAACTTCAAATGAGTTAATTGAATCATATCAGCAAAGCCTGTTATTCTACTAACTAAAGATTCTATTTTACCTTGATACATTCTAGGTGCAACAATTTGGTAGTTCATTTTTACTCTACTAAAATCAGATTGAGACCTCATCATGTTTGGTGACATCCTCCATCTTAACAGTTTTTGAGAACCTAAAACAAAAACACCTTCATATAAACACTCTACAACTCTTTCAAGTTTACCAAAATCACCTTCTTTGTCTTTTGGTGGATTAAATGAATCTGTTTTTTGAATAACCTTGTCACTACCAGTTCCAGTCTTTTTAACCTTATAAACATCGTTTCCATGAGTTTTATAATTAAAGTATAAAACGTGAACTTTATTTCTATCTCTAGTGGGACTATAGTTTAATGGATCGCTGGATTTGTCTACTATTTCTTTTATTTCTTCTTCTTTTAGTAAAGGAAACTCTTTAACTAATTCGTTTATTGGTATTTCTTTTACTTCTCCAACATAATACAGGTCATCAAAATAAGGAGAGTCTGTGTGTGAATATATTAAATCAGCTGGATCAACATATTTAACCTTAGCTCCATCGCTCCAATCAAATGTTGTTTTAGTTGCACCAATACCTATAGTACAAATATCATATAAAGATCTTCTTCTAATAAGATCATAATCACTACCTTCCATTAATACGTTTATAGCTTGCTCTTCTGCTAGTTCAACTGACTGCTTGTAGTTTAACTGCATGTGTAAAGCTAATTCTTCTTCTGAATCTGGTAGCGAATCTTTTTTGTTTTCATATAGATCCATATTAAACTGCGCTTGAGCAACGTCGTTATAAGCCTTAGACTGCATGTCCCTCATTATAGACTCCATATACTCTGTTCTTTTGCTAACACCGTATTGATCTTGTGAAAAGCAATTTATTTCAAATGTTCTTTGAGCCATACCGTTAACAACTATATCAACAAACTTAGGTATTATTGGCACTGGTTTCCAATCTAGATTTAAGTAAGATAAATCACCGTTTATAGATAATTCATTTTTATATTTCTCTACAGCTTGCTCACCTCTAGCATATAATCTTAATTTATGAAAATTATGTCTATGGCCTGAGTATTTAGATTGACCGCCTGAGAACCACTCTTGTCTTATAGCTTTAGCTACTTTTAGACCGTACTCTTGAGACTTTTTTTCTTCGTCACTTACCGCTTGAGATGGAAAATTCCTAATAGACTCTATCATATATCCTGTTTAATTATTCTTGATGAAACTCCTTTGTTATTATATTTCGATATGTTTAGGTTTAATGGTGTTCTATTTTTATCTGGATTAGATCTGTAAAGATGTCTATTGCAAGCCATAACGGCTAAACCAGAACTTATAGAAGCATCGTGTTTTGTTCTTTTGTTTATATCAAATTTAGACCAATCGTTAAGTGTTTCGTTGAAGTACATATCACCATATGTTCCATCTTTCAATTGCCCAACGTGATCGTTGATATACATTTCAATTGCAGCAGCATGTGCTTGCTTTATGTCTTCACTAGAGTTTGGCATCCCACCAACTTCTTTTTCTGTAACTGATAGCTTGTTCCAAACTTTATCTGGTCTATTCATACTAAATCCTCTATATCCTCTTCTTCTTAAATAGTACAGTAATCTTGGTTTGTTATTCTCTGCTAGTATTGGCATTCCGTAGAATACTAATGCCATTAAAACATCTTCAAAAAATATGTCTGCAGTTTGAGGTCTAGCTATATATTCTAAAAAGAATGTGTTAGCTGGGGCATCTTCCATTGAAAATTTACTCAAACCATGCAAAGCACCTTTAGATCCTTTACCGTCAACTGTTCCAGATATATCATATGAGTCACATCCAAATGCTCCCATGTGTTCATTGCCTGGATACTTAGTTCCGTTTTTTAGTATAACATTATTTTGTAGTCTTTGACCTGGAACCCAACTTATTTTAAATCTACCTTTTGGATCTGGATTAAAAGTAACTTGAGTATCTTTAACTCCATTTGCCCATTGGAAATTACCTGTAGTTAACACTGATGAATTCCTATTTCCCTCGTTGTAGTCTATCTGCTCATATATCTTTACTAAATTAAACAAACTATTACCAGTCTCATCTCTAAACGCGTGCTCCTCTGTTCTTGGGAATTGACGGTAAAATTCGTTTAAAGCATCTTGATCATCTCTTAAACCATCTGCTTCATTCTCCCAGTGATCTATTACACCAAAATCTATAACGGTTCCATGAGGATCTTTTTTTGCTTTTTCAGGAATATTAAACACTGGTTCACCATGTTCGTCAATAAATCCTTCATAATTCCATTCCATTGGAATAAATAAAGAATACAATCCAGACTTTGTTTGTCCATTCCTGTTTCTCTTTGTTACATTTGAGTTGTTATATAGATTCTTAAAGTTTTCACCTCCTTTGTCTAGAGCATTTGATGTTGATCCCATCATGCATTTACCTATAATCCTACTACCTAATCGTAAACAAGTTTTTGTAACTCTCCAGTTATTTTTTATATTATCAGGTCTCTCCCACTTACCACTCTCATCATGCACTAGTAGAGAAAGCTTTTCACCATCATAACTATTGTCTCCTGTGTTCTTCCAGTCAATAGTTGTATCTAGTCCTTCCATATCATCTTGCTCCTCTCGTTCCCTCATTTTTCTACGAGTGAACTTTTTTGCTGGAATTCTATATGCTAGTTCAGACTTTGGACGATCCATACCATCTTGTATTGGTTTGAAAAAGAATGGATAGTTTAAACTAATTGGTACGACTTTGTCTGTAAACATCTTTTTAGCGTCACCACCTGTTTTAGATAGTATACCAAACCTACTATCACCTGCTAAGGTAGCTAAGTTAACTGTCTCAGCTGAACTCATAAAAGAAAAACCAGATCGTCTGTTCTTTAGATAGCACATACCATAGCATCTCTTATCTGCCTTACAAGCCTCCCAAAATATAAAGAACAATCTATTTGCATCTCTAAAATCAGGAGCGCCAACATCAATTTTACTCCACTGTAAGTACATATAGTGTGTACCTGTTATGTATGTTGGTTTACCGTTGTTCATAAACCAAAACCCTTCTTCTCTTCTTTTAAACTCCTCGTCTATATATCCGTAGTGATTTTCTTTAAAGTCTTCTGGATAACCTTCCCAATCAAATACTGTTTTTATGTTTTTGAAATGTGGGTTAACTGGAAATTGCTTCCATTTTTGTTCTTCTTTTATTTTACTACAAGAGTATACTTCTTTAGGTTCTTTTGGTAAAGCTATCTTAAAGCCTTGTATTTCTAGTATATCACCAATTTGACCTGACTTAGATATAACAACTACATCGTTGTCCTTATTATAGCCATAATCCCACTTCTTAGACTTGTTTAGTCTTTTTATGACATTAGACCTTATTGGATCTATTACTTTATATAGAGACTGTTTATACATTACTTAGATCTACCTTCTGCAAACCCTTTAAATGCTTTCTCTTTTTTCTCCTCTGCAGGTCTATCTTCAAGCATTAGTTCTTCTTCTTGGATTCTATTTAATATTTCAAAAGCGTCGAATATAGCTAACTTTTTTGTAGCTGCAGCATTCTTTAATCTATCGGCTGATATATCTTCGTCAGAATCTACAATAGCTTCTCTTGCTACTTTTATTAATTCTTCAACCGCTTTGTGCCCAGCTTGGATTATACTCTTTTTCGTTTCCTTTATATTCATATTTAATTGTAATAAATTTGTTCATAACCCTATATAGTCTTTCTCCATCAATAATAAATTCGTATTCACTACTAGGTCTAAAGCCAACTAATTCTTGTTTATTAAATGTTCCATCAGAATATTTAACTATCCCCATTAATGGTTGTTCTTTATCAAAACTGAAATCTTTAATAGATTCTAATGGTTTAACAAAAGAGTAACCAGGCATTGCTATTAGTTTGTTTTTGGATTTATATAAAAATACTTGATCTATTGAAACCAAGTATCTATCTTCGTCAAAATAAGATCTACTATTTCTTTCTACACCTTTTACATCTAACCATCTTCTAAAAACGTTGTGGTGTACTACTATCTCATCACCTACATTAATAGGGGACGAGAACAGTAGAGGAGTAGCGATTACCTTTGCTTTTCTATTTACATACTGATGGTTAAAAATCTCAGTATTTAATATTAAGTTCTTGTCGTTAACTTTTTTAGAGTTATTGTACCTTTCACCAATAGGCGAAATTAAAAAGTCTTTATAAGCTATCATTAAACTTTTGTTTCTGTTACGTAATCACCAGGAAACTTATAGTTTTTGCCTGGTTTCATTATTTTTGTATTACCTAGGTTATCCGTTCCTTTTACTTTAAAGTCTACATTCTTCATAGATATGTCATTGTCAGGTATTATATTGCATTTATTGTTCTTGTCTGGACTATTTCTACGATATCCAGTTCTAGACACTTTACTAACTAAACCTTTTAATGGAACATTTCTCATAATTAATACTCTAAGTTATACTCAATAGATATTGCCATGTTTTTGTTAAAGTCTTTCCAAGGTATAACTATCTTGTCCTTTTTTATATAAACACAATATTTATCTTTTTCTTCTACTATGTCACAAATAGTATGACCACCATACACTTCCTGTCCAACAGAATAGTGCATAGCATCATTTTTGTAATCTTTACCTATGGTAATTTTTCTTATAATATTATTTTTCATCTGCTGGCCAATTAATTGTACCATCTGTTATATTGATATCATAAGTACCATATTCTTTTACCATCTTATCTTGCATCACAACTATTCTGTCTTGTGCAACACCTAAATCGTGTAGCATATTGTGCTTTTGCATTTCTAGTCGACCAATGTTAAATTGCATACTATTTACGTTATTAACAATGTCTTGTAGCTCTGATAAATGAGCGTCTGATATATTTGTTGCTTTAGACTTTAAGTCTAGTACTTTCTTTGCCATAATTTTATTTAATTTAATTTAAGTTAATTTAATTATTATTTATACTATATTGTATACTTTTACGTCAATGTTTTTGATATAATAAATAGCACCATCTTGAGGGTAGTCGCCGTCCTCCGCAAAGTTTATTCGTACTATTGTTCCCCCAAAAGTAAAACTACTAGAACCTGTTACGTGATATACATTTTCCTCAGTATCTTGTGTAACCTCTACATCTGAAGCCTGAACCATGCCGGTACCAACAAGGTGATTAATAGTTACATCGTCACTTCCATCCCAATCACCATCAAGATATATATCGTATGAAAAAAAAACATGATCCCCAGGTTTATAACTAGAGGAGAGAGTGTTATTGCGTAGTATTCCCGAGGTGCTAGTTTGATTGGTGTCATACACATTTTTCATCCAACCGCCACCACTACCTCCTGGTATATCCTCATCAAATGTTTGAGTTAAAGTGCCCTGCACACTAGCTGCACCCCAACCATCATTATCACTAGTAAAATCACTTTCGTAATGAAGTTTTAATCTAGGTACTTTGTAACTAGCATTTGATAACCCTAGCATTACTTACCGAAGTAACAAATTACACCAGCAGCAGAAGGTTTAAATGCCGTCCATCTACCATATATAGTTATTCCAGCTGGATACACTTGCCCAGCAGCAGTTATACCACCAGCACCGTGCTGTTCATCAAGAAAAACTAAAGCTTGATCACTTGTTGGAGTTATAGCTGCACTTAATTTAACCTTACTTACATTATCGTAAGCCGTTACTTTAACGCCTCGTTGGTTTGGTCCACTATATATAGGAGTTGGTGTTTCAGCGTCAATCACCATTGGTTCACTTCCGTTTTCGGTTGCATCGCCATTTACTAACAACACATATTGTCCTACTCTTATTTTATTAGTCGGTGAAGCTACAGTTTCTAAAGTTACATCCGCTCCCGCTGCTATATTTGTATCGGCAATTTCACTTGTGTGAATACCATTAAAATTAAAGTAATTGTTATCTACTGCGTCGATTAGTTGATCGGTTGAATTTGATATACTTATATAACCAGGTCCTGTTGTGTCTAATATCTCTGGCGTTAGCACTGTTGGTGTATTTGCTGCTAAAAATTGAATAGCCACAATAACAT